GTTGTAAATACTTCTTGCTATTAAATAAGTCATACTTTCATAACTCATAAACCTACCTTGCTTATCTCTAAACTGAAACCTTTTCTTTTTTAACCAAGCATTGATACCTTTTGTTAAACCACCTTTTGGACCAGTACCACTTCCATATTGAAACTTTGATAATGCAGCACTTGTTTCTGGGTATGTTGAGGTTTTACCTTTTACACCTTTATCTACAAATACACCATAATCTTCCATTAGAAATTCTAACAAAAAATCATCTTGGCTTTTGTCTATAACGTAACTAACTGAATTATATAAATCACCTCCACCTTTTTTATCTTTGGTTAGGTTTGATTTAGATTGCTGCACAACATACTTACCATACTTGTTTAATATTTCATCTACGTTTTTAAACTGCATTAGCAAATGTATATATCGTTGTAAATTAATATAGTAATGTCTGCTGTCCATCCAGCAAGTTCATTTTCAAATCTATCACTAAACGGTGATAATGTTGGGTCACCATCAAGTTGGTACATATCTGTATGCAATGAACCCATTCTTAACTTCTGTATTAGCTTGTTTAAGACTAGTAGCTGCGTGTTTAGAATATCTTGCTCATTATCATTACCAGTAAATCTATCTGTTGTTATATCCTTTGATTGGTCTACAATATCACAAGCTAAAATACTTATGTTAAACCTCAACACTTGTTCTTCTGCTGTAACACTATTTACAATCATATGTGCCAATGGGAATATGTCTTGCTTGTTTAGGTTTACTTTGCTTATGTCACCAATAGAAACTGTATTGGTAAATTCAGTACCTCTTAATTGTTCTTCTATTGTTGAGGTAAGTTGATAATACCCTCTTATACCTTGTTGGCTCATTTGAAATTTTGTTTAATTCTTTTAGCTTCTACTTCTGCTTTGTCTTTCATAAATGATAGCATCATAAAACATTCGTGTACTCCTAGTTTAGTGATATCTTCAAATCGTGTAATGTCTCCTTGAGCAAGTCCGTAAATTGAGTTATACCAACCCCATTTGGTTGAGAATTGAGATACTGCGTCAAGGCTTGTGTTTGCTCCTTGTCCAAATAATTCATCATAGTTTTCGACAAGTCTAGTCCTAAATTCCACAAAAAAAAAATTGATGATAATACCGCATCCATAGGCATATCTAAAATCTCTGCATCTCTACCTACTTTGTATTCTTCTATTGTGTATTTGTCTTTTAACTTGTTTACTACTGGTCTATATAAAACTGCCATAGCTTTTTCTATATTTTCCCAATCTCCTATAAAGGTATCTAAATCTATATACTCACCTAAAGTTAAATCATCAAGTTGTGGATGAAACCCATACTCCTTGTTGTTTAGTTTAAACTTTGTGACTAGGTTTGGCTTTTGCTCAAACATTTCTGTAAGTGTATTTACAATGTACTCACTATCATTAAATTTAATCTGCATTACATCTTCCAGCTTTACTTTGCAAAATATTTCTATAATCTTTGCACTTAAAAAGTTTTCATCATCTTGGCTTTTCTGTATTTTAAGAAAGTGCTTATACTGCCTTAAAGTAATTTCACTTAAATCAGTTGGTATGGTAATATCAAGTTTCATATTTATATAACGTTTTTAAAATGGTTTTTTATAGTAAGTAAATATAATAAAAAAAGGCACACCATTTCTGATGCACCTTTTAAACAAAACTAACTAACTTAACTAAATCATACTTGCTTCGTGACAAGTGCCACTACAGACACCCTCGTGGTCTATATCTGCACCACATTCTGTGCATTCATAATCTTTGTACTCTGGTGGGCTATACCAATCCATAATATTCTGTTTTTAATTTACCATTACGGTAATGTTCTACAATTACACCAGTTGATAAAGGTACTACCTTGTATGGTTTGATGCTTCTTTTTATTAGGAATTTATCTATTATTTGTTTCATATCTGTTTTATCTATTCTTCTATTTCTTCAAATACTGCGTGTTCTAAACAATCACCACATATTTCATCACTTAAATAAGATGCTTCTGCACCACAACAATTACTATACATATTCTTTGTTTTATAGTTCGTAAACTTTTTTGTAAACCTCTTGTGTGTTTTTAACCGCTTTGTTATAACCTACACTAAATGCTTCTGATGCCAGGTTACTCATAATGGTTAGTAGTTCTGAATTATACTCTATGTCTAATCCTCTTAATTTGTCGTATGCGTTTTCTAATGGTGTTTTCATATCTGTTTTGTTAAGGGGGTTTTTACACCCCCGTTAGTTTATTTTACTATTTGGTATATTTTTTTTAAATCTCTTGTTATTCTTTCATACAAAGCAACCTCTTGTTGTAAATTAGCTCCCTTAATGTACCAAGAGTATTTTTGTATTTCTGTTCCCTCTAAGTTTCTGAATTCTTGTCTTGTAACTGCTTTCATAATGTTTTGTTTTAGTTAATTAATATGAAGCAAATATAGTAATAATTATTAGTTATAAACAAACAATTTAACAACTTTTTTTAAAATAATTTATAAATAGCTAATTATAAGTAAGTTAGCTTATAAAGTAATTACCCCTATTTGGGTTTTGTAGTTGATATGATACTGCATATCTGATTGCATCTATAATATGGTTGAATTTATCTTGTGGTGTTTTAGACTTTTTTTCTAACCAAGAATAGTTGTTTAATTCTTTGATGAGGTTGATACTGTTTTCTTCTACAACTAAATCATAATCTTGTAGTAAAGCTATGCCATAGGTAATTGAACCTTGACCTTTTATTGCTTTGACTACATTACAACCTTTTGCTTTCAGTTCGTGTAGTAATCTTGGTTCAGCACTATCACCTACTATAAGACTATTTTTAGCGTGTTTAAGGTTTAGTTCAGCTATTTGTGATGTGGTAAGACCTTTCAAATAAAAACACTCTCTTAAATAGATTATCTTGTTATTTGTATCTATGTTAGTTTCCACCAAACTGTTTTCGTCTGCTGCAAATCCATAATCTTGACCAAAGACACTTACACCTACTTTTTTAAACTCACCTATTTTCCAGTTAGTAAATATTACACCCTCTGCTTTGTCTAACCATCCACCAAGCATTTGATGTTTGTATTTCTCTGGTCTTCTTTTCTTGATGTTTTCTATTTGCTCTAAATAGCTTTTAGATAGGTTTTCTACGTTATCTAAATAAGTTGTGTGTATGTAGGTTGTATTTCCTTTGGTTGAGTTTGTTCCAGCTTGTACACCTTTATCTTCAAAGAACCTATTGTATATCCAATGCTCTTTTGTAACTGGGTTTAAAATAAGTATTACCCTATTCTTTTGGTTTAGGTTTCTTACACTTAAATCTATCTTGTCAAATATGTTTTCATCTTGCAGTTCTTCTGCTTCATCCATTACCCACGTTGAAACGTTAGTTAAAGACTTTAGGTTGGCTGTTTGGTCACCGCTTGATGTCTTGATACCCTTGAATATTATCTTGCTACCAGATAGCTTATTTCGTATTTCATCTTTTGTGATATAGAATGCATCTTGTAGTTTTAAGGTTTCTATCTTGTCTATAAACTCTGGTATAATAGAAATGTATGCAGATGATAATGTAAACCTTGTAAACAAGATTGTATGCCCAGCTTCAAAAGTGAGCAACAACAATAATAAGTTTATAGAATACGATTTACCAGAACCACGACCACCAGTTACAATATAGTACCTTGCATCTGATGTTTGGATAGGGTTATACTTTGGGTCAACTTCTATCACTTAAATTTGATAATATCTTTAAAGTTAATATTAAACCCATCTGTTGATGTTATGTCTACACTCTCTTTAGGTTTACCATATCTGTAACCAAAGTACAATGACATAGCACGACTATCACCTTTTAGTATTTGTTTACCTAGTGTTTTAATTACCTCATCATTATCAATAAGATTGTCAAGTTTTTCAATTAGTTTAAGTTCGTCTGCTTTCTTTGGTCTACCAGCACCCTCTCTTGCACCACCGTTATTTTTTCTTTTATCCATTTGATAGAAATTTGTTTATTCAATTATATAACGTAATTAAACATTGTTTTTATTCAGCTTTAATTTTAATAGTCTTTCTCTTATAGCTTTTCTTTCTTTACCCTTTGGTAATTTGTCTAATAGTTGTTGTAGCTTTTGTATTAGTTTCTTTCTTGTCATAGGTTTTTTAATCATCACCACACATAGAATATATGTCACAGCTTTGTGAAAATAAATCTGTTTGAAAATTTATATCTTCGTGTTTGTCCTTTGGTGCTTTGTTTATTTTTTTTAAATCTTGTTTTAGTTCTTCTGTGCTTCTTCCATTTCTGAAAAATGTGTATTTATTTTTACCATACTTATTTTCCATTTCTTTATTAAAATCAAAGTAGTCTGGATTGTCCCTATATACTTGTGCCAAAACTTTATCTGATTTTTTCCAGCAAGTTTTACAGTTTGTATTATAGCTTTTTAATTTCAGTCTAAATTTTTGCTTTGACCACCAATAAGAAACTTCTTGTTTGCTTGTTGGTTTATCTGTTATAAAAGGATAAATTAAACCCAGTTTTTCTTTATGCTTGTTCATCCTATCAAATTCATCTACTCTAATACCTATTGCAGTTTTATATTTTTTCCAGCCTAAACTTTTAATATAACTTTTAATAGGATTTAGTTTCATCTCTCTATTACAATGAAGAAAATTCTGATTTGGTATGCCATACTTTTTTATAACCTCCTTGTAAGGTTCTCTATTTCTTGATGCGGTTTTAAAGTTAACTATTTTGTGTGTGCTTCCAATCCTTTCATTGTGATGTACAACAGCTTCTACCCAAACTATATTTATACTCCATTCTTTTGAACATTTATCTATAAAGAACAAAGTTTCTTCTTCTTCATCACCAGTATTTGCAAAAACAAAAATAAGATTGTAAACTTCTGATTTATTATCTAATAACCACTTTGCTAAATAGGCACTTGTTTCACCACCGCTAAAGCTAACCAATAAATTTTCTTTCATAATTTTTCTATTTCGTTTAATACTTCTTGGTAGTATTCTATGTTGTTAGATGGTTTTAGTATTTCGTTTTCAAGTATAAGGTTTATATGTAGTTTAGCACATTGCTTTGCTATCTTACTACTCATTGTATTGTGAAAGTCTTGACCATCTACATTGTAAAACTTCTTATGTAGGTTGTATGCTTTTTCTTTTGGTGTTTGCATAAATAGCCATTCTTTTTTAATCATAGGTTAAGTTTGTTTATTATTTCTGCAAGTACATTTACTACTATTGAGTTTCCAGCTTGTTTGTATGCTTGTGTATCTGATACTGACCATTTAAAATCTTCTGGAAAGTCCATTAGCCTAAAGCACTCTCTTGGTGTTAATCTTCTTATGTAGTTTTTATTACCTAATAAAGCTGGCATAGTTGATATATCTGTTTCACTATGTCTTCTTGCAGTCATACAAGGTGAGATGTTATCTTTTCTAATTCTTAACCCCTCATCATTTCTATAATCTGCAATCCATAAATCATCATTTAAAAAAGTTTTTTTATCTTGAGCTGTATCTATTTTGTTATTAGTGTTTATATATTCACAATCACTTGCTTGTTTAGAATAACTTGCAGTAATACAATTTGCTATTTCTTTTTTGTCTGGGTCTGTAAAAGGTTTTGCCCACTCATAAGTAGTGCATCTATTTACCATCTTCTCACTTAAAAAGTATTTATCATCTACATTATTTTCTAAAACATCTTTTAGTTTTTTAGTTAGGTGTTGTGTTTTTGGAAACCTAAAGGTATTATCTGCATCATCTCTTATACCAATAATAAAAACCCTTTCTCTATTTTGCGGTACTCCATAATGTTTTGCGTTCAGCACTTGCCAGTAAATATGATATGGTGTTGATTTTTCATTTGGAAACAATACTGGGTTTCCATTTACAGATTTACCACCTAACATATCTAACCAAACTTTAAAAGTTAAACCATCTGCATCTGACAATAAACCCCTAACATTTTCAAATATAAAATATCTTGGATTGTTCTTTTGTATAAACTCGTGTGAGTTGTAAAACAAAATACCTCTTTCATCATCTTCACCTTTTCTTTTTCCAGCTATACTAAAAGCCTGGCAAGGTGGTGATGTCATATATAAATCTAAACTTTCTTTTGGTATCTCTCTTTCATAAACATCTTTAGGAAAATACATTGGTTCACCATAATTTTCTATATAGGTTTGTCTTGAGTATTTATCCCAATCACAAGCATAAACAGTTTTATAATCAATACCTAACTTTCTTAAGGCTTGGTCAAATGCACCCACTCCGCTAAAATCACTTCCCGTTTTTATCACGTTGCACAGTTTATTATTTCGTACTCACTATTGTTTTGCTTCCATTCAAAAGACTTTAATACTAAAGCTGCACGTTCATCATACATAGTTTTTTGTTCTTCTTCTAAATCTCTGTATTTCATTTCATTTGGTGTGTAACCATTTGAATATTGTTTATCATAGTTGCTTAACTTTTCTATTGCTTTGAAATAATCTTTTTCTAGTGTTGCATACTTTTTTTGTATTACTTCTAACTTTGAAATCTGGCTGTACTCTATTTGTGATTTAACTATAAAGTTGCTTTCAAGTTTATCGTAGTAATCAAATCTATCTTTTTTGTACAATGGGTACATTTTGTTTGCGTGTATTGCCGTTGCGTGGTCAAATGATTTACCTTTTGATTTTATAAAGTCTGATATACTTACC